CGTATAATGTGGTCCTCGACTTGATGTAACGTGTTCGCCTAAATGATGTGAAACCGGCCCGGGTGTCGTCGAACCGGCATGGTTCGAACACTGAATTTCAGCAAGTTCGGTACCAGGTGCACCGACGATTATATGCTCCCCAAAACCAGACATTTTAACCGAAAATCCATACCCGTTAAATTTGTTATAGAGTGTTATATATGAAGTAGTACTAGTAGGAACTCGATTAACAATATTCGTCCCCGAATTTGAATGTACTTGCGTGAATTGACCATTTGTCTGTCGTTCATACACGTATATAGTATTTACGTCCGGTGCACCGACAACGAACCGATCTGATTTATCACCCGCTATAGAAACGCAGTGTCCAAATGAACTGTGAGATGTACTAATTGTCTGTGTGAGAGTAAATTGACCATTACTACCGACATCGTATACGTATACACGGCGAATTTTCGGTGCACCTACTATGATCCGTGTTCCGTCATAATCCATCGAAACGGATTCACCGAACCAACCGGAAGCGGCTGGTCCATCTATCTGCTGAAGAGATGTCCACGTAGTCGAACTTTCGCTCCAATCGTAGATTTGTATATATCCACGGTCGTTATCCCATTCGGGACCACCAGCCACGAGGCGTGTACCATTAAAGTCTGTATCAAGGCTTCTACCGAAATGTGAGTTCACATCTCTACCAGTGATGCTACCAAAATGCTGGTCTCCCGGTGTGAATTCGTCTGGATTCCACGAATCGACCCCATCTACACTACCATTACCACTTTGTGCGTGATACCCCCAAGTCTGATTGGGACTAGTAATATACCCCCCTGACGGAACTGTCGTCATCTATTATGACGACATATAATTATTAAATGATGGTACCGCGTCGAGGCCTTTCTGCTCGTATATCAATATTCTTTACGGTAAAGAAGTTTGCTCGAACTTCATAAGATTCAACCAAATCAATCGCACGCAATTTACGAGAAACGTATACATCTCCGGTAACGGTAAGCTTATCATCCGCTGTATCATTAACCGCGACATTCGCCCCCACCTGTAGTGTTTGTGTAGTCAAAGCTTCTGCATTCGAAATACCGACAGGTCCATCAGTATAATAGGCTTTCGTACCGTCGGTTAAAAAAGCACCACCACCGAATGGGTTTCCACCTTGTGTGAGGTTACCTGTAAAATTAACGTCCCCCGTAACATCCAACGTGTACCCAGGTGTAGTAGATGCTCCGATACCAACCCTAACAAACGTAGCATCCCCAGTGAACGCTGGTGCGTTTGAAAGAACGACACTCCCCGTTCCCGTACTCGTAGCGACACCAGTCCCGCCACGGGCGACTGGAAGTATACCAGTCGTGATCTTACTTGTATCTAAATTAGCGAGTGTCGTTACTAACGTAGAATTTTGATTTCCGTTAATACCAATGTTACCGGTAACCGCACCAGTTAAAAATAAACCTGCCGTGTTTTGCCAACGAGTCGAACTCTGTGCGTTCCCCTGTAAAGACCCTATAAATGTACTGGCTCTCACGGGTCCTCCGAAAACGTCGAGGGCTACCGCTGGGGTAAATGTCCCGATCCCAACCCTGTTATTGATAGAATCGACAAAAAGAGTATTCGTATCGACCGCAACATTACCACTTGAATAAGAAATATCATTCCCAGAAGTTACCCACGGTGAAGTTCCACTACCACCACCACCACTAAAAGGGGACCCATTTTGTGTGATAGTTTGAAAATCGATGTTCCCTGCGATTGTCACGTCTGTAGAAACGTATGCGTTCCCGACAACGTGTAAATTGGATGTCGGTCCATTGACATCGACACCAATTCCCAAACTGGATATGACATTATCCAATACTATGTTTGACGAGGCACCGACGAACGTAGTTTTATTCGCCCCTCGAAAGTTTAGGATACCATTCGCAGCCATGTCTACTATGTATAAGGTTTTTTCTTACAAAGTGGGAGGCACTTTGGAGGAAATGTTTATTAAGGAGGGGTCGGCCAATCGACGTTCAGTACATTTCCATCTTCATCTAAAGTTGGACGAGATGTAATTGGAAGATCCCTAAGAGCCTGACGATACTTCTCCCAATCTTGGATATCTTTTTCGAGTCTGTGGGGGTAATCGCGAGTCATGTATTTATCACTCTTATCGAGTAAAGCGTCTCGTTGCTCTCGCATTTTTGTAATAGCTTCGGTGTGTGTCATCTGATAGAGTGTCAATTCATACATCTCATCGGTCGGTTTGTAAAAGTTTCCATCGTTAAACACGACACTTTCCCATGTACCGTTAGACGTATACGGTACACCTGGACACATGACTTCCAATACTTGGGTGAGCATTTAGTATATAGTAAGATTTTATGGAAGTAATTCGACGTAAACATTACCATTATTCGACAAACCATGAATACCCAAGAAAGACCGATTAGTCGCATTCGTAGTGATATACGATGTACCACCTCTTGCCGTGTCACTACCTGTAGAATCGTATCGAAGAGCTGCGCGTCCACCCTTCGCACCCGCTCCTCCACCGGCCGAGTCTCCGGATTCGGACCCACCACCACCGAAACCTCCGTGTGTCGTTCCTGTACCACCCATGGCGCCACCCGCTGGTCGCACACCACCCCGTGCACCTGAAGGATCACCATCTGCAGTCCAACCAGCTCCACCACCGTTACCGTTCCAGTGACTTGTACCACCCCCACCTGGCAAACCCTGAGACGATGCATCTGCATGACCCGCAGTTCCGGAGTTATAATGTCGGGGTCCAGCACCACCACCACCACCCGCGATCATATACACGTCGCTGGTATTCGTATATCCACCCCCAGGTTTAAGAACCCATGTCGCACCACCACCGCTACCGGATCTATAATTACCCGTTGATTGAGGTGGAGTTTGTCCTACGATAAAGACGACCTGTGTATTAATAGTCAATGCAATATCGGCACGCACCGCTCCACCACTACCAGGTGTGTTATTATACGACCCTATAGACGACGATTCCTCACCCCCTCTCGCACCCCTCGCGGTTATTCGATACGTCCCAGTTTTGGGAACCGTCCACAATTGGAACCCGCGTGTTGCGATATTGAAAAGGTTTGTATCATTCCATGGACTTATATTACCATAAGTGGCTAAAGCGTCACTGAGCTGAGGACCATACCTTGAATCGCCGTTACAAGATGTAAACGTGTGTGAAGTAAATGAATAGAGTTCAGGAGGGTCAGCTATACTAAGATCTAACCATGAATATAATCCATACCCTTCGTATTTATACGTTGTGTTATTAAACCGTATCATACCCGTAGCCCCCGTAGCAGGTCTCTCTGCAGTCGTACCACTCGGAACGATTATTGCCCCGGTTCCCGATATATGAAGTTCTACACTCGGATTCACTGTCCCAATACCGACCCTACTAAGTGTCGTATTCACACAAAGAACAGTTTCACTTCCCGGAGTGCTGGTCGATGTGAATATATAGGCTGCACCAGCATCGGTATCAACGGTATCCTCGAGATACGCCCCAACGAGAGCTGCATTTCCGTCCCCAGAGAGTGATACACTATAACCGAAATAGTCATATGTCTCTGCATCTGAGGCTTGTATTTTCTGATTTTGAGACCATGTCCCGTTAGAACGAGTGAATATATAGGCTGCACCGAAACCCGTATCCTCGGGATGCGCCCCAACGAGAGCTGTATTTCCGTCCCCAGAGAGTGATACACTATAACCGAAATTGTCGGATGCCTGTGGATCTGAGGCTTGTATTTTCTGCTGTTGAGTCCATGTCCCGTTAGACTGAGTGAACACGTAGGCTGCACCGGCATTGGTACCACCCGCATCCTCGAGATACGCCCCAACGAGAGCTGCATTTCCGTCCCCAGAGAGTGATACACTATAACCGAAATAGTCAGATGCCTGTGCATCTGAGGCTTGTATTTTCTGCTGTTGAGTCCAGGTTCCACTAGAACGAGTGAACACGTAGGCTGCACCGGCACTGGTACCACCCGCATCCTCGAGATACGCCCCAACGAGAGCTGTATTTCCGTCCCCAGAGAGTGATACACTATGACCGAAATAGTCAGATGCCTGTGCATCTGAGGCTTGAATTTTCTGCTGCTGAGTCCATGTTCCACTAGAACGAGTGAATATATAGGCTGCACCAGCATTGGAAGCACCCGTATCCTCGCGCCACGCCCCGATAAGGGCTGTATTTCCGTCTGAGGAGAGTGATACACTATAACCGAAATAGTCAACCGCCTGTATATCCGAGGCTTGAATTTTCTGTTGTTGAGTCCAGGTTCCACTAGAACGAGTGAATATATAGGCTGCACCAGCTTCGCTACCACCCGTATCCTCGCGGTACGCCCCGATGATAGCTGTATTTCCGTCTGAGGAGAGTGATACACTATAACCGAAACGGTCACCCGCCTGCCTATCCGAGGCCTGAATTTTCTGTTGTTGAGTCCATGTTCCACCAGAAAGAGTGAATATATAGGCTGCACCAGCTTCGTAAACAAACCCCGTATCATCCTCTTGGTAAGCTCCGATAATAGCCGTATTTCCGTCCCCAGAGATTGATACACTGTAACCGAAATAGTCAGATGCCTGTGCATCTGAGGCTTGAAATTTCCCTTGTTGTTGATACGCAAGGGTTGCTGACACTGTTGGTCCTACATTGAGGTTCGAGGACATATAAACGTTACCCTCGACGTGGAGGTTTGCATCGGGTGATGTCGTTCCTACACCAACCCGGCCAGTCGTGTAGGAAATATCATTCCCCGATGTTACCCATGGAGATGAACCACTACCTCCACCACCGTAAGCCGAACCGTTTTGAGTGAGCGTACCCGTAAAATTGATATCCCCTGCGACATCTAGTGTGTAGTTGGGTGATGTCTGATTAATACCGACATTTCCCAGAGATGTAATCGTCATGCGCTCGATGGCATTGGTCCACCCATCTACAGTGTTTGTATGAAATGCTATACCACCACCACTGCTAACTGAATTCCATAAATTGAGACGATTGCTCGTCATTCCTATAGCACTTTCTTGAATGGCACCATCCTGCCAAAATTCTATCCGGGGGTTGTCACCCTCGTCATTGTTATCTGTATCGGCTTGAAGAATTAAACGACAGTCGCCGGCAGTGCCTGACGATACATGTAAAGGTCCTTGTGGACTGTTTGTTCCGATACCTACACGACCAGTCGTGTAGGAAATATCATTCCCCGATGTTACCCATGGAGATGAACCACTACCCCCACCACCGTATGCCGAACCATTTTGTGTGAGCGCACCCGTAAAATTGATATCCCCCGTAACATCTAGTGTGTAGTTGGGCGATGTCTGATTAATACCGACGTTACCGGTGGTGACCAGCCCTGTCGTAGGGTTAGTGAATTCTATAACGTGCGGTGTGACGTTCCCGGTAGCCGTGATAGCCGAGAGTTCGTGTAGTGCCTCGACAAGAACATTTCCCATTGTGAGAGTACCACCTAAAGCAAGATCCGTACTGACGAAAGTGTTTCCAGTAACATGAAGATTAGCGTCGGGTGATGTCGTTCCGATACCAACATGACCTAACGAATAGGAGATATCATCTCCCGAGGTTATCCATTGACTGGTACTGGTACCCCATTCGGGAATACCCGATGCCGAAACTTTAAGGACGTCACCGGTCGTCCCACTGATGACGAGGTTTTCGGCTGATACGGCCGCGTCCGCGTAAATGATATCCCCAGGTGTTTCTAGTATATCACTCAGATCGGTACCATTTCCTCTGTATTTCTGTGTGGCCCTTCCAGTCGAACACCGGGTCATCTTATATATGTATGAGACATTTTCCAACCGAAAATGCGCCCGGTTTTGGTTTTTCTGACGTATATCCCGAAATGTTAAACCCACCCTGTTTGTATACCCTGAGACGCTTGTTGTACATGGCAAAAAATACGGACCATTGATCCACCACATCGTAAATGCGTGGATTGTTCTTCTTACCGGTAGTCTCGCGCATGATACGCCCGATAGACTGAATGATATCAGACTTAGGAGTTGCGAGAATGACCGTATCGAGTGTGGGGATATCTAATCCTTCGTGGGCCTGACTGAAAGTCGCAAAAATGATTTGCTTTTTACTAGATGCTGCGAGATCTGCTTCTTTCATACCACCCATGTACAAACCCGATGTCGTCTTAAACTTTTCATGAAGATACTCACAATGAAATCGTCGGTCACTGAGAACTAAAATTTGACGAGTTGTTTTCGAAAGATCCTTGATCGTTGACAAGATGAGACGGTTTCTTTCGGGTATCTCTGTAACTTCCGTAACCATGGTCGCTAAGGATAATTTCCCGAAACGTGTACATGGTGGAGGATCCTCGTACCGATCACATTTAAACTCAAGAGGGAAAACATCCACTTGTTCTTGGTTCTCTCTTTCAACTGAAAAGAATGTGGGACCCATAAACCAGTGTAACACTTTCGTGAGCCCGTCTTTTCTATTAGGCGTTGCCGACAATCCGTAAATGTGTTTTGGACACATTTTGAAGAGTGATTGTGAAAACACTTTCGCACATATATGATGAGCTTCATCGACGATGAGCGTTCCTATACTATCAAAGTCCCCGAAAGAATATTCTTTGAGTGAGAGGGATTGAAGCATGGCAATCACGAAATCACAGTTGGTTTCTTTTTTATTTTGTTGAACCATTCCGATCGTCGCTCCCGGACAAAATTGTTGAATACGTTCGCGCCATTGGTTCGCTAGAAATTCCTTGTGTACGACAATCATCGTGCGATAACCGAGCTTACATGCTATGGCCAGGGATACGGTCGTCTTCCCGAACCCACATGGCAGTGAAAGAACGCCGTGACCAGCTTCGATAGCCTTTGAGAGTGCAGTATTTTGAAATGTTTCATCGCGTAGCTTTCCATTGAATTTTATTTTAATTTTAGCAGGTTCGGGTCTGTTATCTTCTTTGGGTGTTCCGAATTTTTGTTCACCGTAAAATCTCGGTACACATAATCCAGATTTAGACTTTCGAAATACCTTAAACGAAGGTGGTGCCTGGCCGAAATCTGCATTAACGATTGGACGAACCGTCAATTCTTTTTTAACTTCAGGTGTATCCCCTGTAATATACCCCGTTCGGGTAAGTTTCATACCGTATTTGCGTGTACTAACTTTATGTAGGACAATTTCCATGAATACCCACTATACTCACCTACGTTCCAACACCCCATGAAATCCGTGTCAACTTCGACGTCATCACCCTTGTTAAGAGATTGGACAGGTGCGCCTTCGTATTTACACATCACACGTCTATATCTAAACGGAACCTTGATCGTCAGAACATTCCCTTCGAGGGGGTTATCTACGTGTCGCGTGGTAAGTACTTTCCGTGCGTGAAAATACTCTATACGTCTTACGGTCGCATCTGGTACGATGAAGCGGATATATTTTTTGTCATTGTATTCATACATCGGTGTGTGAACAGTTGCATTGAAGTGAAGTGGCATACGTAATGTATATGGTGTATTTTTTATACTCGTATATTACAATGGCGCTATGTTTAGGAATAAATTTATCAGCGCCAACTTCCAGGAAGGTGAAAACCTGGAAGTTTGCGGGTAAGTTTCTATGGAAAAATGCCACTGTACAGAATAAAACAGAACTCGGGCGATGGACAAAGGATGAACTCCTCGAACTCGGGCCGACATTTGTAAAATTAGGACAAATCGCTTCGACGAGAGCGGATCTATACCCACCCGAATTTACGAGAGAGTTGGAAACGCTTCAGGATAATGTTCCTCCCGTGGAATTCGATACCAGTGTAAATTATGATATTTTCAAAGAATTTGACCCTGTGCCATTTAAATCTGCAAGTATCGGTCAGGTTCATATGGCTGTACTCCAAAACGGTCAAAAAGTTGTTGTAAAATTAAAACGCCCAGGAATTCTGGATATCATGAAAGAAGATACGGATACCATACGCGACATTGTACACTTTTTAGAGCGTATAGGTTTCGACACTGGGAATAGTTCAGGTTCAGTTCTCGACGAATCAATCGAGTATCTGTTGGGAGAAGCCGATTACAAACAAGAAATTAACAATGCCATAAAGTTTCGAAAAAGTATGAAAGAGGTTGATTGGGTAAAAGTTCCGAGGGTGTACAAAAAGTATTCGAACGATGAGATGATTGTCATGGAATATGTCCCGTCTACGAAACTGACTGAGATTACAGACAAGAGAGTAAATAAGAAGAAGATATGTGAAGCTTTGATCAATTCGTACGTTATTCAAACCATGGATAACGGTCTCTTCCACGCGGACCCTCACCCTGGAAATCTTGGGTTCTCATCTAAAGGACAGCTTGTATTTTATGATTTCGGACTACTTGTACCATTATCGGAAGAACTCAGGGATGGGTTTACAAAACTATTTGGTTTCATAATCATGCGAGATACCGCTGGTATAGTCGATACACTCATCAAGTTAGGTGTGATTGTCCCAACATCTTCAGATGTTTCGGACATAGAACTCTTCTTTGAAACCATTCTGGGATACTTAGAAACACTGGATGGTTCTGGAATAGTCAACGATGATCTCGCCGCACAGCTCGCTGTCGAAAAACCATTTGTCGTCCCTAGTAGTTTCGTGTACCTCGCCAAAGCTTTTTCGACTATTGAGGGTATATGTCTTAAACTGGATCCAGATTTCAACTACTTCACATACCTGGAACCTCTCATCCAACAACAGATCATCGAATCTGTAGACGTCGGGGATATATTCATGAAGACGACTGAGATACCCGGAACGATAAGCAAGATAAATACAGCTGTATCAGGTCTTCAGAAGTCGAGGGGATCTATGAAACGATCCATGGTCAAAACGCAACAGGAAATTAGGCTCGTCCAGTACAGCGTGGTGTGTGCTCTACTGGCTGAGAAGTTTGGGGACAACCCCCCCTTGGCGATGTTTTTTGTTTTTTGCACCCTGTGGTTTACTTTTCGTAAAAGTCGATAGACTTCTTACCACTCTTCTTGGGCTTATCCTCCTTCTTGACCAACTTGTTGTGCTCCTCGAAGTACCCTTTCAAACGGCTCTGCTCATCACGGAAAATATCAGAGAACTTCTCTTTGATCTTCTCCACGTCAGTGTCACGTTCTTTCTGGATCTTCTTACTCAGCCTCTTAAATCCCTTGTTCCTCTTCTCGGTAGCGAATACGGTCATTGTGTTCGTTATGGCAAGCATTTACTTTGTGTCGACATTTAATTTCAAGCGTTTCAACTTTTCCTGAAACTCTCGGTTCTCACCGGGAGATTCAATCGCTGTGCCATTGGAAATTGCTTCAATCTCGGGACCTGTGAGCTGCATCGCGTTTACCCTGAAGTCCATAAACGCTTCCATGGACAGGGGTACGAGGGGCTGGACCAATTCGTAAATAGCTGTAGCATAGTCGCGAATTTCCTTCTGCGCGTGATGATCCATTCTCAATTGAAGGAAGTGCATGAGGTTATGAAGATCCATTTTCCACACGAAAGACGTATACGTAGATTGTGGTAGAACACCACGCGCCTGCTCCCTGCAAACACCCTTCTCAAGCAATTGTTCATAAATCTTGAAAGAATGTTTATACTGATCAGATAGAGACTGGTTCAATTCATCATCTAGTTCGACAACACCTTCCGATCCCTGGTGATTTACAGCGGATTGTCCTCGAAGGACTTCTGGTTCGTAATACTCTTCGTCGACGATAGAATACCGGGCAGACATTTCATTTACCGATGCGGTTCGATGCCTGAGCCATTGACGAGCGATGTACAATGGCGCCTTAATGCGAAACTTGAAGACTACGAGCTCTAGGGGTGACGTGTGCCAGTTACGTACAAGATATCTGATGAGACCTCTATCGCCACGCGTCGTTTTAGTACCCGTCTGATAACTTACGCGTGCACCATCAACGATAGCCTTGTCAAGATTTTCTTGAGGCATATGATCAACAAGTTCAACAAACCCATGATCCAATACTTTTTTCATTATGATATGTTATTGTTCGATTTCTTTAATCAAGTCATCTAACGAACGGTAATATCTTTTGAGATCCTTCATGAATCTTTTATTACTTTCTAAGCACTCACACTCAACTTTATTTTTATAAATGTATGCGAGGTTCGACTTTGAATACTTTGTCCTTTTTTGATTCTCGTTTGGTTTTCTCGGAATTAATTTTTTATTCACAACCTTTTTAGATTTTGGTAAAGGTTCAACACGTTTCGTAAAACTAATAGCTTGCATGACGGTATCTGCAAGATCATCTTTCTTTTTAGAAGCGTCAAACATAGGTAACCAGTGTTTATTTGTTTCAGTTGTTTCCAAGAATTTTCGACACCGTTCTATAGCAGCTTTCTTACGTTTGAGATACTGTGCGCGACCGGGACCCGCTACATCAGGAATTTTGAAACGCGCGTCATAAATGATCGTATCGGATTCAGGTGCCTTAATGACGAAATAGGCGTGCAAGAAGTGCATGACAGAAACCATTTTCTTGTTGCGGTCGGGTTGTTTTTCGATGAGGATGGTATCACACGTGAGTATCCATGGACGCTCATCTAAGTGTTTACGCAGTGAGACGTAAATTCCGTCTTTATGTTCGGGTGGTATTCCCGATACGTCCCACTGAATGACTGTGTTGGACGTATCGTCGAATTGACACATTGCTAGATTTCGTATTCCGACATCTATACTAAGTATCATTCTTGTATATAAAGAATAATATGCTTTAAGCTAAAAAAACATGAACAAAATGTATACGATGCACAGGCAGCAACATACAGCGGCTCCAATTTTGAAATAGGTTCCAAATTTCGCGAGTAGCCCATCCGGACCTGTAAGTGGGGGGAGACCAGCCGCCTCGAACGCTTCATCTACCACACCCCCGGCAACATCAGTGACCGCCTCTGTAACCCCCCCTGCGACATCACCAGCGGCGTCGACGACACCTCCTAGTGGTCCCGCGGCGTCACTGACTTTATCGAATAAAGATGTCTTGTGAATATCCTTGCACGTATTCGAGCAATATTCACCACAATCTTCCTCGATTTCCTCCGAACACACGGGTTGATCATCTGTCGGTTCTGTTGTGGCATATTCAAGGTCTGTTTTTGATAGGTCCCCATATGCCAATTCATCGTAATTTAGGGGTAAACAGTCTGATGTACATTGTTGAATCTTCTCATCTTCCTCTGCCATTTTATCACTCAAGTACATGGCTCCAGCAACACCTGCAGCGACCTTTAAACCTGTTTTAACATTTTTTTTAATCGCCGCTTTTGAAGCTTTTTTAGCAGCCGCTTCTGCAGCTTCCTTCGCAGCCTTTTCTGCAGCTTCTTCTATACTTTCCTTCGCAGCCTTTTCAAGGCCGTCCGCCAAAGCTTTTTTAGCAGCCTTTTCGGCAGCTTCCTTCGCAGCCTTTTCGGCAGCCTTTTGAGCAGCATTTGCAGCAGCTTCTTTCGCAGCTTTTTTAGCGGCGAGTCCTGCAGAATCACCCACAAGTCCCTTTGTACCACCTTTTAACAGAGCAGCCGACATTGCAATTTATATATACTGATATTTAATTACATCATACCCGAACCACCGCCGGCCATTGCACTT